CTTCCTGTACAAAGGGAAGTATGTTAATCTTTCCACCGTACTGGCCTTGGGTTCACGCTGGAGAGCAACCTGTGATTTGTCCAAAGTATATCTTAGGGAGTTATCTACATTATGTCGAATAAATCTGCTCTACACAATCTTGTAGCAAATAATAACAATATGTTTCATGAGGAGTTCACTGCGAAACAGGCAATGCACTATGATTTGCCAAGAATGACTAAGTTTCTCAGTGATGAACTGAATGATCGTCTTGAATCTGCAATAAAAGATGCAGGCGATCACTTTGAAGGACGCAATACATCTGCATCTTGTCTTATGACACGTTGGGATATGCATGAGTATTATGATTCCTTTGCAGAACTTAGTGAAGCTGCAATTACTGTTGCAGAGAGTGGTGCATTGGCGGTAAGAACACACCCAGACGGTACAGAAAACCCTATTAAGCTGTATCAGCAAGAATCTTGGGGTCTGATATACAATAAAGGACATTCTTGCAAGGCTCATACGCACTGGCCTTCTGTCTGGTCGTACACTTATTGTGTTAAGGCATGTCCTGAGTGCGCTCCGTTTCAGATGGCGAACGCAACTGGAGGTGCTTATGAGATTGCACCACGTACAGGACAGTTGATTGTGTTTCCTTCATGGGTTAGTCACGCTGTACCAGAACATACATGCGATCATGAACGAATTATGATCTCTGGTAATCTGGATGTGATATGGGATTAAAGGAACTTGCGGCGAGTGTGAACAGAAGGCCCGAGTTATACCGACATCCTTCTAGTGAATTCTTTCATACTAAGTTTCCTATTATCAAAGAGAGAGTATCCCTTGATGATGAACAACTTATCTTCATTATACGTGGCAGTGGTGACACACAACGTCATCAGACCAATGTAAAAGCGAATATGACTGATTGGTTTATGCAGAAACAACACAAAGAGTTTCAAGAAGTAGGTGACAAGGCAATAGAGATTGCAAAAAAGAACAGTCCCTTTGATATAGAGATGAAATTGTTTGATTGTTGGGGTGCTATCTATCATAAAGGTGATTGGACAAAGACACATGACCATTGGCCCCATGTCTGGTCTTTTGTTTACTAATGTCTGGTCTTTTGTTTACTATACTAAATGTGTACATGGTGATGCACCTCTACGTTTTCCAGACGCTGAATTGTCTGTATACCCTAATTCAGGCGAAATGATTTTATTTCCTGGCTGGATAAGGCACAATGTACCAGAGCAAACCAATGATTCAGAAAGAATTATAGTAGCAGGTAACTTAACACAAGTATAAATATCCCTCATGAATGAAACCTTAAATAAGTTTCGTTTGTTAATCCTTGAAAATCCAGAAACTCCAGAAGTATACCTTGTTATTCAAGAAGGATTGACCTACGAAGATGCCCATGAAATGCTTGCTGTGTATACAGAACAGGGCAAGACTGATATGAAGATAGAAGAGTACTATCCAGATGCAGATAGGTTAGGTAGGAATCCTGATCTCCATTAAACCTTATAAATAGTATCGAACTATTAGTGTAAGGATTATTATGGCGGAACTAGAAAAATTCTTTATGGGTGCTGACGGATTTGCTTGGTTTGTTGGTGTCGTTGAGGATCGAAATGATCCAAGTAAGCAGGGAAGGGTACGTGTTCGATGTTTAGGAATACACCCAGAAAACCTTACTCAAATACCTACCTGTGATTTACCTTGGGCTCATGTTATGCACCCTGTTACAGACCCATCTATGCATGGAATGGGCAATAGTCCTTCTTGGTTAGTAGAAGGGTCTTGGGTTATTGGTTTCTTTAGGGATGCTATTGAAAAACAGCAACCTATAATCATAGGTTCCCTGCCTGGGCAACCTGTTAAGCCTGCAGATAATAAAAAGGGGTTTAATGATCCTAGACATAGGGAGTCTACGCAAGCATCTTCTGAAGGAATCGTTCCTTATGATTACTGGCCAGAGGATTTCGGTGAGTATGGCCCATATCCTTTAGGTGCAGTTAAGGATACATCTCTTCCAGAAGAAGAGCAAAGTACATTCTCTAGATTTTCTGGACATTCCTATGGAGAAACAGATACAAATCGTCTTGGTCAGGGAGAGACTTCTGAAACACATGGAGCTCTTGACCGAAGACGGAAACGTAGACGATCTTCTATACCTACTGCAACCAGACCGCACATACCTTCCGTAGAAGATGCGTCTGTTCTAGGTACAGGTATTGCTGATGTTATGGTTCCTTGGGATGAGCCTCATCCAAAAGGTCTTACGAAGGATGCATCTCCATACGTATCTGCAACATATCCACTAAACCATGTCTTTGAGTCTGAATCAGGACATATTACAGAGATTGATGATACGCCTGGCGGAGAAAGACTTCATAGAGAGCATATGTCAGGTACATTTGAGGAAATACATCCTACAGGACATAAGGTTGTCAAGGTTGTCGGATCGAACTACGAGATTATTGCTGGTTCTTCTAATGTAATCATATCAGGTGATGTAAACCTTACGATTGAGGGAACCAAGAAGGAACTGATAAAGGGTAACTACATTCTTGAGGTAGAGGGTGACTATACTCGTAAGGTACACAAGAACGAAAGAGTTAAGGTGGGGGCTGGTGCATCTGGCGGAAACCTAGAGTCTGAGATTAGAGGTAACTATTCTTTTAACATAAATGATAATGTAAAAGGTAGAATTGGTAAGGATCAGGACGTTACTATTCTAGGAAACGAACAGAGAACTATTGAAGGATACTTTAGACATAGTGTCACGGATAACATATCCCAGAAAAGTACAACTGGTTCTATTACAAGAGAGGCAAAGGTTAACATATCGGAAACTGCTGTTACGGGTGTATATACCGCAAAGGCAGGGTCTACTATGAACATACAAGCGGTAAGTGGTATCACTATGGCATCTAATACTGCATCTGTTTCTATTACTGCTGCAACAACACAAACACATACTGCTGGAACATCATTCACTGAAACTTCTGGTACAACATATAACAGTACCGCTGGTACAATCTACACAATTGAATCTGGTGGTGGATCACCAAGTGCAACTAATAAAGTAGATATTAACCCAAGTTAAGGAGATAATATGCCAGAAATAACAAGAGTAGGATTAGATAATCATGTAGGTCATGCAAGTCCTACACCAAACCCATTTCACCAAACCGCATACGCAACTGGTTCTGATGATGTATTTGTGAATAGTGCAAAGTGTACACGTATAGGAGATACTACTTCATGTAGTGATCCTGCTACGGCAGGAAGTACAACTGTATTTGTGAATAGTATTGCAGTACATCGTAAAGGTGATGCAACAGGTGGTCATGGTTCATGGGTTCCCAATGCATCTGCAGCTGGTTCACCAAACGTGTTTGCTGGAGGATAATATGGTAGATTTTACAACACCTAGTTTGCCTGGCGCAAGTGAAATATATAATTCAGTCGCAAAGAAAGTGGATGAGATTGAAGGTAAGGTTTTAGATTCAACTAATCTATCTGCAACTGCATCTTCTTTAACTTCTACACTAAATACAGACCTTACAGATTTAAAGGCAAAAACTCTTGCAATAATCCCTGAGTTACCAACTACACCTTCATTAAACTTACAGGCGGAATTAACTGCACTAACAGGGTTAACGCCTGGAGGTAATCAATATATTAATAAGTTATCTTCTATAACTAATAGTTTTGGTTCTGGTATTACCGCAAGTGGGTTAAGTTTAGATACCATAGTATCAGATGCGTCTAGTGCAATCTCTAGTGCAACATCAGCACTTGCAGATGGAACATCTAGTGTTTCTATTTCTTCTGCGTTATCTGCAAAAATACCAAACTTTGAATTACCGCCTGGTGCAACGGAAGCAGTAGAAAAGGCAAAATCATCTCTTCTTCCTATAGCAGATGGATTAAAAGAAGCTGCATCTTCTTTTTCTGAGGATGATGCGGAGGACTTAGTAACAGGAATTTTTGGAGATGCAAAGGCAAGAGAAAAATTAGCATCAGATATGGCGGCATTGGAAGCAAGATTAAAACCTCATGCAGAGGCATTTGATGCAAAAATAAAAGCATTAGAAGAAAGATTAAAACAATCAAATACAGAGGCAAGAACCTCTAACACCATAGCAGTATAGGAGATTATATTATGGGAAAGAAGAAGTCAAGAGATGCACAAACATCAAAAGGCGAGCGGCGCAACGTGGTTGCTGGGTTGGGTGATGACCGTTCAGAGATGCAGAAACTTAATGATAAGATGGATGCTTGGAAAAGAGGTAAGAGGGTAATGCTTACTATTCCTAATCCTATTAAGGGAGATAAAAAAAGACCTTTTATCAAAAGAGAAGCAAAAGAGGTGTGGGGAAAATATACTCCATATATGATGAAAACAACTTACTAAATTTTGTATAAATAGTTAAAAGATAAGGGGAAGATCGTTGTCGGATTTAAATCAAGGTTGGCGTAATAAAGACGCTTATGGTGATTCACAAGGAGTCGGTGAAGATAGAGCTTCTCAGATATACAGCGATTTAGACCTTTTCTTTAGTAAAAATAATACTGATAAAGATATTAATATTATTAACAATATACAGGCAGTAAAGAGATCAGTCCGTAACTTAGTATTAATGAATCAATATGAAAAACCTTTTCATCCAGAAATATTTTCTGGTATTAGAGGAACTTTATTTGAATTAATGACTCCAAATACGGCTATCATTCTCGCAAGACAAGTTGAAGATGTTATTGAAAATTTTGAACCAAGAGTAAGACTCGCTGGGATAAATGCATATCCTGATTTAGAGAGAAATGCTTATGATGTTAGTGTAGAATTTTATGTGGTCAATGCGCCTACTGAATTGGTAGAACTAACCTTAACCTTAGAGAGATTACGCTAATGGCCAATAATCGTAAAATTGATATAACAGAATTTGATTTTGATGCTATCAAAACAAATTTAAAAACATTTCTAAAACAACAAGATAGTTTTAAGGACTATGATTTTGAGGGTTCTGGTATGAGTGTTCTTTTAGACACTCTTGCGTATAATACTCACTATCTTGGTTTTAATGCAAACATGCTTGCAAATGAAATGTTTTTAGATTCTGCAACATTACGTTCTAGTATTACTTCACACGCAAAAACTTTAGGATATGAAGTAAGTTCTTGTAGAGCTCCTTATGCAGATGTTAATGTTATTTTAAATAGTGCGGCCTTGGGTTCCGCAACAATGCAAGCAGGAACAGTATTTACCACTAAAGTAAATAACGTAGATTATCAATATGTGACTGTTGAAGATTTGACAGCACAAAATACTGGAACTAGTATTCCATTTAATGATATTAAAATTTATGAAGGAACCTATGTTACTACTAGATATTCTGTAGACTCTTCAAATGTAAATCAAAGATTTACTTTACCTTCTTCTAATTCTGATACATCTACACTTACTGTACAAGTACAAAATTCAACATCAGACACTACAACTTCAACCTTTACAAAGGCAACAGATATTTCCACACTTACTAAAGATAGTGAAGTGTATTATATACAAGAAGTAGAAGGTGGAATATTTGAAGTATACTTTGGTGATGGTGTTGTAAGTAAAGCAATAACAGATGGTAATATAGTTTTTCTAAAATATGTAGTAACAAATAAATCCGATTCAAATGGTGCAAATAGTTTTACCGCCTCAGGTGCAATAGACACTGTTACTGATGTTACAGTAACTACTCTTAATAAATCTTCTGGTGGTTCTACTGCTGAAGCACTATCTTCTATAAAGTTAAATGCACCACTTGATTATGCATCACAAGGAAGGTGTGTAACTGCTGAAGACTATAAAGTATATGCAAAAAAATTATTTCCTCAAACTCAGGCAGTTATGGTTTTTGGTGGTGAAGCAGGATCGTATGATCCTAGTCTTGGAGTAACAAGTACCGCATCTTATGGTAGAGTTTATATTTCTATTAAATCAACTACAGGAAATAATTTGACAGACGCACAGAAGTCCTTACTAGTTTCAAACTTACAAAAATATAATGTTGCTTCTATTACTCCAGTAATTATTGATCCAGAGATTGTATATCTTATTTTGGATGTAAATTTTAAATATGATTCTAGTAAGACTACTAAAGATAAAAATACTCTTGTATCGGATGTTAACACCACACTAACAAATTATAATAACAATAGTTTAAAAACATTTAGTAATGTGTTTAGACACTCAGTTGTTACAGGTATGATTGATGATACTAACTCAGCAATATTAAGTAATATAACAAATATAACTTTATCAAAATTTTTTACTCCATCAATAAACAATTCTGCTGGATATAATGTTTATTTAAACAATGCACTTTACAATCCTCATTCTGGACATAATGCTTCTATGGGTGGTGTAGTAGGTTCTTCTGGATTTAAGGTTGGATCAGAAACTACAGAAAGTTTTATAGATGATGATGGTGCTGGTAATCTTAGACGGTATCATTTAGTAGGTGTAACAAGAACCTATGATGATGCAGCTGCTGGTACAGTTGATTATGCATCTGGAACAGTTAACATAAATGCATTGGTTATTTCTAGTATATCAGACATAGATGGATTAACCTCTACAACAATTCGAATAACTGCAATACCTAGTTCTAAAGATGTGGTTCCTGTTCGTAATCAAATCTTAGAGTTGGATATGGTTAACATTAAGATTGAAGGAGAGATAGACAGTATCGCAATAGGAGACTCAGGAGCAACTTCAACATATACTACCGCAACAAGTTATTCAAGTAATACGAGTTACTAACCCATGGCACCTTTTGATTCAAACTTAGTTACAAAAATATCGCCTCTGATAGAAGGTCAAGTTCCTGATTTTGTTCAATCGGATCATCCTCAGTATGTAAAATTCTTAAAGGCATATTATGAGTTTCTAGAAGCAGCGGAGTTGGTTGTAGATGGTGTTATTAATAATATCATTCAAGAAACTACATCATCAAATTTTATTTTAGATGAAGATGGTGGAAAGGTTGTTACTGAATCTGGTGTGGGTACAACTGGTAAGTTTGAAATTGGTGAGACTATAACTGGTGGAACTTCTAATGCTACCGCTACTATCATCGTTGACGATTTAGAGTTAGAACCATCAAGATTAATTATTTCATCAAATCAAAAATTTATTATAGGGGAAACAGTAACAGGTGGAAATACTGGTGCAACTGCAACTGTGGTTTCTTATCGTGGTAATCCTATACAGACTATTCAACAATTACTAGATTATGCAAATAGTGATAATACTACCGCCTCACTATTAGATGAAATGCAAAGACAGTTTATGTCTGCAATTCCTTTTACTTTAGCCGATGGATTATCAAAAAGAGATGTAATAAAAAGTATTAAAGACCTTTATACTGCAAAGGGTACTTCAGAAGGTCATAAACTTTTCTTGAGAATGATGTTTGCTGAAGAGTCGGATATCTTTTATCCAACAAGATACATGATGCGTATGTCCGATGGTAACTGGACAAAAAGATCAATCATTAGAGCAAGAAATAAACCTGGCGCAGATGGTGATGATGTTATTGGTCAATATCTTACAGGAGCAACTTCTGGTGCTACTGTTTTTGTATCAAACGCAATAGGATTTGCTCAAGGTGCAGATTCTATTACAGAATTTGAAATAGACTTAAACAGTATTGTAGGAACATTTATTGATGGAGAAACCCTTAGTGCTAATGGTGTAGTTTCTGACGTAGAACAAAGATTTGAAATACAAAAAATAATAACAGGTGCAACTATAGACCAAGGAGGAATACTATATTCTTCTGGTGATGATATTACTCTTGACAGTTCTGTAGGAAATGGTATTGCAGCTGCACAAGTTAATACGGTTGGTACTGGTGGTGTTAGTGATATTATAATAGAAACTTCTGGTAGTGATTTTAGAGTAGGTGATCCTCTAGTATTTACAACTACCGATTCTGCAGCTGTTGCACCGACTGCTGAAGTTGCATTTGTTGGTGATTGTTTTATATTAGAAAGTACTTCAGAAGAGGCCTCACGTGGGTTTGGAGATTATCTAGTTTATGAAGACGCAACAAACAGTTCATTTCCTGATATGAATTTAGTATTTGAAGATGGTGATAATATTACTTTAAATGGTGGAGGTGAATTTATCGATACTGATGGTGTCGATGCTGATACAGATTGGTATATACTATCTGAATATGCAACTCCAAAAATACGAGTTCCTGATAAATTTTCTGGTAATAAAATAGTTGGAGAACAAGGGACTGCTGTTAATGCAGAAACAGGTAATGTTGTCAATGGAATAATTGGTGATATTAGAGTAACAAGTTCTGGTTCTGGATATCTTTCTCTACCTACAATCACGGTTACATCTAGTAAAGGATCAGGTGCAAAATTGATTGCGTTGTCTACTGACATAGGTGCAATACTTGATGTCAATATGTTAGACTCTGGATTTAATTATAAGTCTAGTCCAAATGCATCCGTTCCTGCAAATCTTGTAGTAAAAAAACCGTCTGGAACCTTTAGTGCAACTAATACATTAAGTTCTCATGAAGGTACAGTTATTTCTTATACAGATAGTACTCAACTTCTTGTAGTTAATATAGATGATGATGTTAGTATAAAGATGGAACAAGAGGGTTCTTCCATATCTCAAAATGTCGAACTAGAGTTAAATACAGAATTAACTTTTAGTAGGTTATTGGGTGATAATGTTCTTGAAGAAAATAGTCGAGATAATCTTCAAGCAAGAGGATTAGATATTGAAGATGCTGAAGGTATCATTATTATAGATGGCCTACCAATAAGTTCAAAATTAACTCCAGAAGTAGATACCTTGGTTACAGATGGTCAAGATAGTAACTATATTGGTTTTCAGTTGGAAACAGATGCTGACTTCCAAAGAGAAGATGAAAAATTTCATATTGAATTACAACACATTAATGGTGAAGAAGAAAAAGATCGTTTGCTTGATCCTTTTACCTTTGCAACTGTTATGGTTCCACGTATGAGACAGTTTGGTGAAAATATATTATTAGAGGGAACTGCTGTTGGAGATTCTTTTCTGATAGAAGATGGTGGTACAGATGGAAGTGGCACTAACGCTGGTGACGAAATATTATTAGATGGAACAGATGGTAGTGGAACTGATGCTGGTAGTAAAGTGATTCAATTCTCTGTTGATGAAGGAGATTCCCTTTTATACGAACCGCATAATACTGTTGACCATTTACAACAAAGAAAAGATAAGTTTCAATTAAATGGAACAGATGTTCAACAACATACTGCTGGTGGTTGGTTAAGTCAAACATATATTGAGGCCAATGGTATTCCTACAAATAATAGTATTGAAGTTTTTGTTCCAGAAGTTAAAAACTCTCCTATTATGTTAGAATCAGTGGCACAAGGTACTGGATTATTTGGTAGGGATGTAGGTAACTTTAGATCGGATGCTCTTGGATTGAACGGTACTTCTGGTTCTATAAATTCTGCCTTCACTGCCTTTAGTGCTCTTAACTATGCAAGAAATACACGTATACCAGAAAGACAAAGAGATGAACTTGGACACGAAGCTCATGGACAGATAGCAAACCCAACATCGGCAGATGGTTTTGGACTCGATCCAAATGTTGGTTTAGGTTATTTAATTTATGAACCAGATACTCAATTTTCTTGGGAAGGAAATAAACCAACTCAACTTGGCGCTGGTCGATCAAGAAGTTTGATTCCTGCCGAAGCATATGTTACAACTGCTCCTATAGATGGAACTAGAATTGTAGATATAGAAGAGGGGGTTTTATTAGAGGATGGAACTGTAGATAGAGCAAGTAATGTTAAAGATGTTCTTCTATTAGAAGGTATTGATGGAAATTCTAGTGGTACACCTGTCGATGGTCTTTATACTTTCTTTGAAAAACAAACTGTTGATCATGGTGCTGATTCTGCAAGTGTTCTTATCGGTGAGGATGGATTTAAATTATTAGATGAATCAAGTAGTGATCCACTCAACAATACTCTATCTTCATTAGAAGATAATGTTCGTGGTGATGGTGATAGAATAATATTTGATGCAGACATATTAAGTCATAGTGAAGAAACTATTGTTATAGTTTTAAATGCAACGGATTCTGGTGGCACAGATGAAGGTAGTGCCATAATATTTGATGGACTATCAGCAACGGAACGTGTTGGTAATAATCTTATGCAAGAAAGCGGACTTGCAGCTGGTGAGTCTGATACTGATGTTGGTGATAATATATTACACGAACCAGAAGATTTCTTATCTGGTAATATTATACTTGATGCAACGGATGATGCTGGTACAGATGCTGGAGATGAATTACTTAATGAGACTCCTGATAATTTAGTTGGTCAAACAATAACTACTACCACAGGTGTTAGTGCAGAGATTGTTTCTGCAACACTTGGAAAAGTTAGTATGACTAACGATTTTGTAACTACTGATGTGGGAAGATATCAAAATACAGAAAGTTTAGTATCAGAAGATGTTATACGAATACAAGACTCTTATTATTATCAGGACTTTTCTTATGAAGTTAGAATAGGTCAATCTGTTGCAAACTATATGAATCAATTGAAAAAGGCAGTTCATCCAAGTGGTTTTGCAGCCTTTGGTAAAGTGTCTATTGCATCATTAATGTCAGTCTCTATGCCTGTAAGTGGAATTGGAGTTATTGATGCACCAGATGAAACATTTACTAATGTTTTTGCTTCTGTTTTAGAAACCGTATTTGATCTCAGAATTAATCAAAGAATTGGTATACCGAAAGTTTTTGAATCAGGAAATGTATTTCAAGCATTAATGTTAGAGTCTGGAGGAGAAGCACAGTTTAATGTAACTTTAGATGGAACTGATTTTGGTACTTTATTAGAAACTGGTTCTAGTGGTGGTAGTTCTGTAGGTTCTGGTTTTGGTGTTATTATGTTGGAAACCTCAAAAGATGAGGGAGACAGTATTTGTATCACTGGTTCTGATGATGGTTCTCAGGTAGATGCTGGTGATCAAATTATATTAGAAGGAACTGATGCAAGTGGTACTGACAATGTAGACATTACTGGTGCATTTTCTTTTTTAATACTTAATGCATCTAGTATTACTGCTGATACTGGTGAGATTAATGATGCTGGTTCTTATTGTGTGATGAATGGTTCTGCATTAGGAGTTTACAATCTTATTGATGCAGATAGTAATCAAATGGTTCTAAATGGAACAGAGACAGGAACACACAATCGACTTGTACATGAAGATGGTGATAATGTTGGTAGTCATATAGTTACTGACGGTATTGTAGTTGACAGTAGACTTTTAAGTATTCAACAGACAATTGTATCAGAAGATGCAAACGGTGATAATATTATATTGAATGGAACAAACCTCAGAGCAGATGATGAAAATAGTCTTCTTATGTCTGAGGCAGCAGCTGGTATTGGTGATCTAGAACGTGATAACTTATTTGTTAGACAGTTAAAATTAAAAGTTTCTGTTCCAAAACCTAGACCTCTTAACTCAGTTGGTTTAAGTCATATGGTTCTAGATTCATTTGCAGATGCAGCGGGTGTAACAAATATTCAGTTAGAGGATGCTCTACGAAAACGAGGCCCAACCATTAATGTCGATAGACTTCTAATTGATGGAGTTGATGTTGGTGAGAAAGATGATATTAATGATATTAAGTATGGTGGTGATCCAATGCAGATGGAAGTTTCAGCTGCGTTAAATCTAGGTTCTTCAGTTACGTTTAAAAACTTCTACAGGTTTACAAATTTTCTTTTCCTTCTTAGTGGAACAGATGGTAGTAGTAGTAATGCTGGAGATAATATAGAACTAGAAACTAATTGGGGTGGTCGTTTAATATCTGAAGATGAAACCATCGCCTTTCCTTTGAATGACTTCTTACGTCCAGATATTATGGTAATGGAAGGTGATTATAATAGACACTCTGAATTTGGTAGACTTACATTAGATGGTACGGCGTCTGATGGAAGCACAGGTGCATTAGACTCTACTGGTTATGATTTTATTGTTCTTGATGGTATAGATGCGATGCAAAGTAGTGCTGGAGAAAATCTACTTATAGAAGAACATAATGAACATAATAAATCATTTGATGATGCAAATGATGTGGCTATTCGTGTTGAAGATTATGAAGGTGGTTCTGTTCTTTTAAATGGTACGGATAGTTCTTCTTCAAATGCTGGAGATGAAATACTTGAAGAAACAGATGGTGATAAAATAAAACAAGAAAATTATGGAATGGAGTCTGGTGATTTTGTTTTAGAACAAGATGGAAAAATTTATTTACTTCTTGATAGATCAGATTCTACTGGAACTGATAATGGAACAGTTATAGGATTAGAAGATGATTCTGGTTCTCTTTTGAATGAATTGTTTGATGGTTTTGGTAAAGATATGTTGTTAGAAACAGGTTCTACAACTACACAAGGGTCTAAACTTTTATTAGATTCTCAATTTATAGAAATAGAATCAGGTATTAATGATGGTGAAATTCCTACTGCAAATTTAGGTGAAAATAGTGTATTCCCATCATATACAGTACCAACAGATATATCATCTAGACCTGTAGGAAGAGTTTCACTACAAGATGAAAGAGCAATAACAGAAATTGTATTAGATGGTACGGACGGTAGTGCAACCGATACTGGAGATAATATTATATTTGATCGTACAAATTCAGATAATGCTGATCTTGGTGATAAACTTATGGCAGAAATAGGTGCAGAAGTTATTCTAGATCAGTCTGCTGGTGGATTACTCACACAAGAAGATGGGGATATAATATATTTTGAAGACGGTACTCATAGTAGTTTACTAGGTATTGCTCCTGCTTTCTTACCTCTAGGGTTTGAAGCAGAATCATTTGATAATACTTCAAGAACTTCTTTTGATAACTCTTCACAAACATACGATGTTCTTGAAGGGTTTTAATAGAACTCGTATAAATATAAAGAAGAAAGGGTTTATTAATGGCATATCAGTCAATTGGCATAGGAACTACCGCAGATGACGGTACAGGAGACTCAC